CTGAAGTAATGTATTTACTAGAATTATTGGCGGATACTGGAGGCCAAATGTAACCTTTGGCAGTAAATGTGAGATTCCAAATAATTAACCGAGTATTCATAAAGTCGCCTTCATAATCAACTTCAGGACTTACTGAGTTAAGAATAACAGGCATATCATACTTTTGATCCATCTCTTTGATGAAATCAATTGTTACTGTAAAATCTGGTGTAAAAAATGGCAATATTTGTTCTAGTATTTGTGTGCCATCTTCTGTGTTTCTTACATAGATTGATAAATTAAAATCAAAATTATATGGAATTGGAACATATTGGCTTCTAAAAGAACCAGAACTAAAGCCAAAATTCTGTAATGTAGTTTGTTGTTTTCTTGTGGTGTCGTATGACATTCCTACCAAATCAAAACTCATACGAGGTACAGTTGTTGCAATAGATTTTGTAAGAGTTGGGTCAGATTGTAAACGAACTAAGTATTTTTCTTTTGCACCATAAGACAATGGCACTTTGGTAATTTCGTATGCGGTTAACCCATCTTTTGAATAGCGGGTCAAAAGAATGTCATTGAACATGGAACCAAACGCAACAACAACTTTGCGAATAGTTCGGTTATAAAAATGTGCATTACCCAGCATTATGCTTCACCAAATGGGTTGTGTTCTGTAAAGTCTATAATTGCATCAGACTCGGTTTCAATACGATTATTATCAACCACATCTTCAAAGGCATCATCCATTGTTGAAGTATCAGAAACAGTATTCAATGTCCATGTTGCATTACTGGTTTTGCCTCTTAATGTGCCAGATGTAAATGTTCCTCTAACTCTGTAAACATCAACATGAGAACCAGTTGTATAATCATGGACAATAGCTTGTGCTGTTGCATTAGCATATGTGGCATCAGGACTTACAAATACAATCTCATCATTAACAAATGCACCTGAACCACCAGCGTTTAGTGTAAGGCGAGTGCGTGGGTATGCATCTCTGATTTGACCATCAATTTCAGCATTGCCTGTTTCAACAACTTCATTAGAAAATACAAACTGTTTTAATTTCAATGCATACACATAAACATTACCGCCACGACCACGACCTAATGTGTAATACATGGCCTGACCATTTTCATGCTCTACAAAAGTAATTTCAAAAAAGTTTTGTAATAAAGGGATATAAATTAAATCACCTTCATTTGGCCGAAGTTGGTTTACAGTAAATGCAAATCTACGGCGAGAAACCAAAAGTGTTAAATCATCTCGGATTTCAAGCCCAAATTTGGACATAAAATCACCTTCACCTTCCATGCCAGTAACATCTTCAAGGTACATTTCAAGTGCATATGCTGAGGTGTATGTTTTTAATGTATCTTCACCATACAATAAATCTACTGAATCACGAGAACTTCTTGGCAGATAAAAAATATCCATGCCATAGATTTGCATGGCCTCAATGACAAGGTCTTCCACCAGCAATTGCTCGCTGGTAATTTGATTTATTGGAAAAGGATTAAAGTAGAAGTTGGTAGGCATTCATTATCAACCCATCATAATTTCGCCAGGAAGAACATTGATTACTTGCATTTCTTCTTCAAGTTTTTCAAGTTCTTCACGAGCTTCGGCCATAATGCGAACACCATCAAGTGTTACACCACCTGGCATTTGTATGCCAGCAAATTTGGATAAATTATTACCCCATTGAAGTTTAATCAATGCAGTAGTATATTTCTTTAAGAATCTATCATTCCAAACATCTGAATAACCAGCAGCAGTCATTGTTGCACCAGTTTGTGTTGTTGTAAATGGGCCACGAACTGTAATGGATGTTGGTGAATTAATTTTATCAATCTGTAATGTTTCTGTACCAAAGGTAACAAAATCATTTTCTAACAATTGTTGGTCAAATATTGTGCCTGTTCCAACTACTGTATTAGAAGCAGCTGTTGTTGCACAAGTACCAGTTAAAGTAATTGTTTGTGGGTTTAATGTTCTATAACATTCAACAACCACATATTGACCTGGTTGAATATCTCTTGTCCAATCTATATCTAAAAATACTTTGTTTTGTTTACGATTAAATCTAAACTGTGGTGTACCAGAGAACAATAATTGAAGTGTTCTTAAATGTTGCATGGTAATTTCATATGACACATAACTTACCGATGTAAAGTCATAAAGGTCATGCAAGCGTAATTGATATCGTAGGTCAAACATATTGACAGATGCATTAGAATTATCAAATGGAAATACACCTGTTACAAATGTAACCGCATCTGGTGCATAAATCCAACGGCGATTAATATCTTCAGCTGTGAGTTGATGTTTCATGTAAATCTTTTCAGTACCATCAAAATGATAATCTTCAAAGTAACTTAATGCTTCATCAATACGGTCATCTACTTGGTCATCATCCACATTGATTTCAATGACAGGCTTACCAAGTTTTCTTAGACAATATTCTTTTAGTTGAGCACGAGAAGCTGGTTTTGCCATTTTTTATCCTAGAGCAATTGCAAATGCGATAGCACTTGGGTCAGTAACCACTTGAGTCGAAACTGCATTAATTCTGCCATTTGCTGATATAGTAATTACAGGATAGTAACCAGAATTACCATATGTTTGTGATGGTGAAATACTAATGTTTGTAAAGTCTGTATTTGCTTGAGCAAAAGCACCATTGGCATATAGTGCAGCTGAGTTTGCTACATGACTTGGAGTATTAGCGGCAAGAAATGCTGAGTTAGCGTAAGATGCAGCTGAGTTAGCTACTGCAAAACCGGAGTTAGCATAACCAGCGGCACTATTAGCAACATGACTTGGAGTATTAGCAGCAAGGAATGCTGAGTTGGCATATGAACCTACTGTTACTGCTTTGGCATCAGCTGTGTTAGCAGCTGCAAAGGCGCTATTAGCATAAGTTCCAGCATTTGTAATGTTAGTATTCTGAGTTAAATCAATACCCAAACTATTGTTAGCAATTATAAATGCTGAGTTAGCATAGCTTGCACCAGAATTGGCTACCGCAAATCCTGAATTAGCATAACTAGCGGCTGAATTGGCTACATGAGTTGGAGTATTAGCAACTAAGAAAGCTGCATTAGCATAAGTGCCAGCGTTTGTTATGTTGGTGTTCTGTGTGGCATTAACACCACCTTCATTATTAGCTTTAGCAAAAGCACCATTTGCATATGATTCAGCCGAATCAGCCGCTATGAATATAGAACCATTGCCGTTATTTGCTGCCCATTTACCAGAAGTTTCAATCCATAAAAACGAAGAATTTGGTTGAGCGCCACGGTCAACTTCAATACCAGCATTAACTGCTGGTTGTGCTGCTTGGTCGATTGCGGCATTAACTGTAATAATATTATCTGCAATTAAAACTGTGATTGTATTGGTGTAAGTTGTATTACCAGTTACAGTTAAATTACCAGTTATTGAAATATCACCGGTGATTGAACCGCCAGTGTTTGCATTTAATGAATTATTTGCTCTTGTGTAAGCAGAATTGGCATAACTGGCAGCAGAACTAATATTATTATTCTGTGTTAGATTTACGCCAGCAGAATTGTTAGCAGAAGCAAATGCTGAGTTAGCATAAGAACTGCCACTATTAGCTACTGCAAATCCTGAATTGGCGTAACTTGCAGCTGAATTTGCTACATGAGTTGGAGTATTAGCGGTTAAAAATGCTGAGTTGGCATAAGTTCCAACATTTGTGATGTTGGTGTTCTGTGTAGTATCAATACCTAAACTATTATTAGCAACTATGAAAGCAGAGTTAGCATAACTTGCAGCTGAATTTGCTACGGCAAAACCAGAATTAGCATAACTGGCCGCTGAATTGGCAACATGACTTGGGGTATTAGCAGCTAAGAAAGCAGTATTAGCATATGCTATAATTTCAATATCACCATCAAAGACAGCATCAGCGTAAATATTACCTTTTACACCAACACCACCGGTAATTGTTACAGTACCAGTTGAATTGGATGTAGAAGCTAAACCTGAAGTGCTCCAACTTCTAACATTAAAAACTTCTGTTGCACCATTGGCAACAACAAGGTTTGCACCAGCAATTACAAGATTACCAGATATTGTACCACCAGTATTTGCATTGATACTATTGTTGGCTCTAGTGAAAGC